TTCTAACAGAAAAGAGTAAAACACTGGTTCCAGCTGCTACGATTGCATTTACTACAGCAGCAGCTGCGCAAAAAACAGAATTATTATTAGGTAAAGCAGATGGATATCGTTTGGTTTCAGTTAAGATGAGACCAGGTACATTTGCAGCACCAACAGGTTCTTATTCAATTGATATTACTGATCGTTACGAATTTGATAGCGGACAAAGATCCACTCACTATGATGTTGCACGATTAGTTCTTAAGAATTCTTTTGCAGCACCAGTTGCACCTATTGAAGTAACATTTGATTATTTCTCTCATTCAACTGGCGATTACTTCACTGTAAATTCTTATCCAGCAAACGTAGACTATAAGTCTATTCCTTCTTTCCAAGGAGGAACTTCTTTACGTGATGTCATCGATTTTAGACCACGTATTAATGATTCTGGAACTGCATTCTCTGGAACAGGAGCATCTAGTTCATTAGTTCCAAAGCGTGGTGTTGATGTTATCACAGACTTCACTTACTACCTTGCTCGTAAAACTAAAATTGCTATAGACTTTAGTGGTAATTTCTTCGCCATCGATGGAGTGTCATCATTAACTCCAGGTGAACCATTAGACCCTGCTCTTGGTTTAGTTCTTTACAATCTAACATTAGAGCCATATACTTTTAGCACTTCTAATGAAAATGTTCAAGTCGGTAGAATTGATAACAAGCGTTACACAATGCGTGACATTGGTAAACTTGAAAAGCGTATCGATAATTTAGAATACTATACATCACTTTCATTACTAGAACAACAAACAGAATCATTAGACATTATAGATTCTAATGGTGATACAAGATTCAAAAATGGATTTATTGTAGATGGTTTTTCTGGTCATAATACTGGAGACACTACTTCTCCTGACTATGTTTGCTCTGTTGATATGGAACGTGCAGAGTTGCGTCCATTCTACTCAATGCAAAATATTAATATGATTGAGAAGAATTCAAACAGCACTCAACGTGCTGCTGGTAACTACAAACTTTATGGTGATGTTATCACATTACCTGTTGTTGAAGATGTTGCATTGGTTACCCAACCTTATGCTTCTCGTTTAGAGAACATCAATCCGTTTGCGGTATTCACATTCCTAGGTGACGTTAAGTTAAACCCATCATCTGATGATTGGTTTGAAGTTGATAGACGTCAAGACCTTGTTGTGAACGTAGAAGGTAATTTTAACACAATAAAAGCTATTTCTGAAAGGGCTGGTGTACTCGGCACAGTTTGGAATGCATGGCAGACCCAATGGACTGGAACACCAGTTAGTCAAGGTGTTCAAAATTTTGTCCAAGGTGGATGGGGTCGTGGTATAAGATTCTTCTCTACAGAAACAACTGCTACTCAAGTTGGTCAGCAAAGAAGTGGTGTTAAAACTTCTCTTGTGACTAAGATTGATCGACAGGTTGTTGGAGATCGTGTTCTTTCTACTGCTGCAATTCCATACATGCGTTCAAGAAATGTTCTTGTTCAGATTCGTAAATTGAAACCAGGAACTCGATTCTATCCATACTTTGACGATATTTCTGTAGCATCACATTGCACACCAGCGTCTAAGATGGTTTATACTCCATCAGGTGCTTCTGCTGCAGCTAGACTTGCTACTCATAATAGTTTTGATGATACTACAAACGTGGGTGGTTTGGCGACTGCTAATGCTCGTCGCATCGCTGGCGATTCTCAAGTATGTTTAAATCGTGGTGATGTTATCACAGGTGGTACATCTGGTGCAACTGCTGTTATTGTTGGTAAAGAATACAACCCTGATACATTATCATTTGCATTGTTTATCGTAAATATCAATGGAACTTTCCTAGCCAATGAACCAATCAATGGTTCTATCTCTTTAGCGACTGGAACTGTTGGTACTGTAACTACTGGTTCTCTTGGTGGAAATCTAATCACCAACTTTAATGGTGACATGCATTTATTATTCAACATTCCAAATACAGACGAACTTCGTTTCCGTACTGGAACACGTGAATTTAAGTTAATTGACAACCCTGTTGCAACTGGAGAATTTACTTCTCGTGGTCGTGCGAACTATCGTGCAGAGGGTATCCTTGAAACTCGCCAACAAACTGTTAATGCAGTTCGTAATGCTGAGTTGGTAGAGGAACAACTATTAGAGAATCGAGTTATCGTTCAAACTGCAGAACGTGTGGTTGCTGATACTGGATGGTTTGACCCTCTTGCTCAAACTTTCTTAATTGAACAAAAGGGTGGTGCGTTCTTATCTAAAGTTGATATTTTCTTTGCAACTAAAGATTCTAATATTCCTGTAACATTAGAGATCCGTGAGGTTGTTAATGGATATCCAGGAAAACGTGTTCTTCCTTTCTCTAAAGTAACTTTAAAGCCAGAAGAAGTTAGACTATCTGCAAACACAGTTAACCTTGATGGTGTAGCAACTAATAGCTATGACACTGCAACTACATTCGAATTCCCTTCTCCTGTTTATGTTCAAGAGAATACTGAATATGCGATTGTATTGTCTTCTGACTCTAACAACTATAAAGTTTGGATTTCTCAAGTTGGCGAACAAATTCCAGGAACTGCTCGTACAATTTCTGAGCAACCATATCTTGGTTCATTGTTTAAATCTCAAAATGCCTCTACTTGGACAGCAGATCAGACTCAAGATTTGAAATTTACGCTATACCGTGCTAGATTTAATACTTCAGTTATTGGTAACGTAGAATACGTGAATGATGTTATTCCTTTACAAACATTAGAAACAGATCCATTCGAGACAAGAAGTGGTTCTACTAAAGTTCGTGTATGGCAACGTGACCATGGTATGCCAAGTGGCTCTAAAGTTGTTATCAGCGGTGTTGCTGCTGCAATTAACAACATACCTGCAGTTCAATTAAATGCAACTCACACTATTAGTGATGTAGATTTAGATAGCTATGTTATCACTGTAACTACTGCTGCGAATGCTTCAGGTTATGGTGGTGGATCTACAATCCGTGCAACTCGTAATAGACAGTTTGATGTTGCACAACCAATGGTACAAGTTCAGACATTCTCAGATACTGTGGTTGCTTTTGGTATGAAGACAACTACTGGTAAGTCTGTTGATTCTATTAGTCAAACTCCTTACATTGCAGAATCTTCATTTAGTGGTGTTCTTGCCAATGAAAGTAACTACTTCCCAGCACCTCGTATGGTCGCTTCTGAGATTAACGAAACGACTTCATTAAGTGGTAATAAATCTGTGACTATGAATGTTACTATGAGTTCTACAAATGATGCATTGTCACCAATTCTAGATACACATAGAACTAGCCTTGTAGTTATTAATAATAAAGTTAATAACCCACTTGAGACTAATATGAACGTAGCTGGTTTAGACGATGATGTTATCTTGTCAAATGCGACTGGTGTAACAATTTCTGGTAATACAATCACTACTTCCACTCAGAATGCAGCTTTCCAAACAGCAACTGTCGGTAAGTTTTTAACTATTGCTGGTGCTTCAACTGGAACTAGTACAAGACTAATCACTGCAGTTGCTGCAAATGGTTCTTCTATCACATTCTCTGAAGCACCTGCTGCTGTTACAGGTAACGTGACACTAACACAACGTGAAAGATTCGTTGATGAGATTGCTCCGCTTGAGAGTTCTACTTTCAGCAAGTATGTGACCAAGAGAGTTAATCTGACTAACGCATCTAACTTCTTACGTGTTCGTTTTGCTGCTAATATTCCTGCAGAGGCACGTGTAGAAGTTTACTATAAAACTTCAGTTGTTGGCTCGACAGCTTCATTTGAATCTGTTCCATATACTTTGATGACTGCTGATGCTCCGATCTTAAATGCAAGCAACTCTTCTGATCAGTTCTTTGATGTTTCATACTCTCAGAACGACATGACATCGTTTGATGCAGTTCAGTTAAAACTTGTACTAAAATCACAGAACAGTTCTGAGATTCCAAGAATCAAAGATCTTCGTGTGATTGCCTGCGCATAATGCAAGTAGTTAAGATCCAAGATAGTGATTCACTGGTCAGAGACTTGACCAGTGGTGCTATCATAAATAATAATACTACAGAATATCAAAATTATTTAAATAAAAAAAACGCATCAAAACAAATGCAGAATGAAATTAAACAAAACTCTGAAGAGATTAAAGAACTCAAATCAGAAATATCAGAGATTAAACAGCTACTAATCTCTTTGATTAATAAGGAAATGTAATGGCAGATATCGTTTTAAGATCCGTAAAGGGTAGTCCGTTATCAATTGCAGAAGCAGACGCTAACTTCTCCAATTTAAATACAGAAGTTGGTTCAAAATTAAACACTGCAGATTATACTCCTGCAGATATTTTAACTAAACTTAAAACTGTTGATGGTGCTGCATCAGGATTAGACGCAGACTTACTAGATGGATTAAATGCTTCGTTTATCCATGTTGATTCTACTGCTACTATTGTAGCACGTAATAATTCTGGTAATTTTTCTGCCAATATTATTACTGCAAATTTAGTTGGTAATGTTACAGGAAATGTTACAGGTAGTGTAACTGGTAACTTAACAGGAAATGCCACTAACGTAAGTGGTGTTGTAGCAGTAAATAATGGTGGCACTGGTGCTACTTCTGTATCTGCAGCTAGAACTGCTCTAGGTCTTGGTTCTGTTTCAACTCAAGAATCCAACGCTGTTAATATTACTGGTGGTAGTATTACTGGTATTGCAGATTTAAGTATCGCTGATGGTGGTACTGGTGCGTCTACTGTGGTTCAAGCAAGAACAAATTTAGGTTTAGTTATTGGTGCTGACGTTCAACCATTTAGTAACGAATTAGTTGCACTATCATCATTAACCACTCCTGGTTTAATCACTAAAACTAGCAGTGGTGCAGTGGCAAGAACTATCACTGCAGGAAACGCAGTTACTGTTACAAATGGTGATGGGGTTTCAGGTAACCCAACTATAAGCGTATCAAGTGAATTGGTTGCGCTATCGACATTAAATACTACTGGATTAATTGCTAAAACTACTACTGGTGCAGCATCAAGAACTCTTACAGCAGGTAGTTCTGCTGTCACTATTACAAACGGTAATGGAGTCTCAGGTAATCCAACTATAGACGTATCAGCTCAACTAGCAGCATTATCTTCATTAACACCTGGAACTGCAGGGAATGTTATTACTTCTAATGGAACTTCTTGGGTTTCTGGTACAGGTGTTTTAGGTGTAGGTCAAACATGGCAGTTGGTCTCTAGATCAACAGGTGTTACCTATACAAACTCTACAGGAAAACCAATTGCTGTTTGGATTGGTGGATCGACACAAGGATTCACATCAGGCGGATATGTTGGTGTTACTGTTAATGGAATATCTTTAAATGGTAACTGGGCGCACTCAGGTGCAGTTCCTGCTATCGCATGGGCTATTGTTCCAGTGGGACAAACTTATTCGTACTCAAGTGTCAATGTCTTTAGTTTAACTTTTTATGAATTAAGATAAGGTATAGAATGAACTACTATAAATCACCTACAGACGAAATTTTTGCTTATGAGGCTGATGGGTCTCAAGACGATCTAATTCCATCTGATTATGTTGCAATCACTGAGGCAGAAGCCACAGAAATTATTAAACAAAAAGAAGACGAACAGTTTTCAAGTTTAACTTACGCACAGAAAAGAATGCTTGAATATCCTTCTATTGGCGACCAGTTAGATGCTCTTTATAAAGCAGGTGTTTTTCCTGAAGATATGGCTGAGAAAATTGCTGAAGTAAAAGCTAAGTACCCAAAAAGTTAAGATAATTTTTAAATAATAAATAAGAAAACAACAGGAACACCAACAAAATGGCTTCTATTACAACTAGACAGACTTCAGGTTCTGGCGCAACTGTAAAAAATCTTCCACTAACTAACGCTGAAATTGACACCAATTTCATTAACTTAAATCAATTTAAAGTTGAAATAACTGATGCGGTTAGTTCAAATACAGCAAACGCTGTAATTAGAAGAGATGGTTCTGGTGGTTTTTCTGCAGGAAACGTATCTTTAGGAACTATAAACTCTGGTGGTGACGGAACATTTTTAGGCGACGTTGCAGTAAATGGTGGTGATTTAACCACAAATCAGACCACCTTTAACTTAATAAATACAACTGCAACTACATTAAATATTGGTGGTGCGGGAACCAATATTTCTATTGGTGCTTCTACTGGAACACTAACTCTTAACAACCCAAATATCTCCGCTGTAAATACAAATTTTACATTTAAAAGTCTTGGAGTTGGCACTGCTGCATCAGGAACTACTGGAGAGATTCGAGCAACAGGTAACATCTCTTCAAACTTCTCTGACGAGCGTCTAAAAGAAAATATTGAGATTATTCCTAATGCTTTGGAAAAAGTTTGTGAATTAAGAGGTGTTACATTTACTGCTAATAAGTTAGCCGAGTCTTTTGGCTATACCAGTAAAGAAAAGCAAGTTGGGGTATTGGCTGGTGATGTTCAAAAAGTTCTTCCTGAAATCGTAAAACCAGCACCATTTGATATCATGCTATTCGAAAACAAAGAAATTTCTCGTTCAGGTGAGTCTTATAAGACTGTTCAATATGAAAAAATAGTTCCACTACTGATCGAGGCTATAAAACAACTAAATAAAGAAGTACAAGAATTAAAGGGGATTAAATAATGCCAGCAACAGTCTTAGGCGACCAGTTTGTTACCATAGGTGTTGGTACCACTGCCGAGCGTCCAGTATCACCAATTACGGGGATGACCAGATACAATACAACTCTGGCCAGCGTAGAGATTTATAATGGTTCAGCTTGGGTTCCTGTCTCCGTTTCTGCATATAATGTTCTCACAGTAGACAGTAATGGTAATCTCATACACAATCAGATATTAGGAACTGAAGCAGATACATCTGTACCTAATATTAATGATGCGTTGTCTGCTTTCTTTTCTAATAGATTGACACTTGCCATTGACTCTCTTGGCAATTTAACTGCTACATATTAAGGTATAAGAAATGGCACAATCAACACTGAGTAAATTAAGATTTAACCCAAGAGATTCTTGGGTATCTGGAACATCGTATCTTGTAGATGACGTTGTCGTATTTAAAAATAAATTTTATATTTGTAAAGTAGCAAACTCTTCTACTACTATTCCTCCTTTAAATTCTGCTCAATGGGATAATCATGGTGGTGGTACTGCACACACTGGTGAATGGTCATCAGCCACTACTTACGTAGTTGGAGATATTGTTACCTTAACAACTACACCTGCATATAATGCTCATCACAACTATGTGAACGTAGACAGTTATATTTGTATCCAAGCTGGTACCAATCAAAACCCTGCAACACAAGCTGCTTTCTGGACTAAAATTTCTGAAGGTGCAATGCGAGATAAATTTGCATGGCTAGGTGGAATTAACGAAGGTTACGTACCAACTTTTAAATCTCAATGGGATTCTTTTGCTCTATCAACTACTGTTGGTATGGGCGATTCTTTTGGTGAATTTAAAACTCCTGGTTCTCATTTAATGGGTGATCCAGCTGTTCAGTATATCACTAAAAGACATACCTTAGTTGGCTATGGTAATAATGTTAGTGGATTTCATGGTGCTGGTGTAACTGGTCAAACCAACCAAGCATATCCTTTCGAATCACAGTTCTCGCATCTTAGCTGGTTCGATGGTTCTTTACCAACATCTCCAACTACACAGGCTCCTAGAATTATTCAAGTCGAAGGAGATATGTATTCTAGCTCACTAGTATTGTTTGACAATGGTGAAGTTCACCATTCTGGATATACTGGTCATGGACAAAATGGTGATGGTACTACAACCAATTACACAAACTTTGTGCAGTGCGGTTACGCAAACATTAACAGAACTGGTTCTAATACTGTATTAAGAAGTAAAAGAGTTATTCGTATCGCTTCTTCTGCTGATGGTAGAACACAAACCCACTCTTGCTATGCATTAGTTCGTAATAACGATGATAGTCGTGAACTATATGCATGGGGTTACAATGGTTACGGACAACTTGGTCAAGGTAATACTACAGATCGTAACGTACCTACTTTATTTTCATTCGATCAAGCAACTCACGGTAAAATTATTGAAATTTGGTCAACTGGTCGTGAATATGCTGCCATGTGGTTCTTAACTGACCAAGGTAAAATGTTTGCCATGGGTTATAATGGATTTGGACAACTTGGTGTTGGTGATCAAACCAACAGAAACGTACCAACTCTAGTTAGAACTTGGGGAACTACTGCATCAACCAAGATTAGAAAGTTTAATACTGCTGGCGGAAATAATGACGGAAGACTTATTTCATTATTAGTCGTTCGTGGAGATAATACTTTATGGACTTGGGGTTACAATGGTTATGGTCAATTAGGACACAATAACCTAAGCAACTATAGTATTCCAGTAGAAGTTTATACTGGTGGATACACTGGTGCTGCCAACCCAGTAAATAATAGTGGACAGATTGGAACACCATCTGGAAC